TCTGCTCAGTGACAAGTTTAGCGAGTCGTTGTCTGATTGTCCTCTGATAGACCATGCTTTTTCTACCTCTTCTGTTATTTTATCGAAATCCATATTTATAAATAGTGCCAAGTGATAATGAGGGCGCTGATATTTATCGCCATACTCACCTACTGCATGATATTTTAATTTTATTCCTCCTGTATTTTTCCTAAAACGTTTTAAGAAGTTTTGAAGATCTGGCTTGTGTAGTACCAGATCACCGTTTTCATTGAATCTGACTGTGTCTTGGGCATATGTCAAGGTTATGAAGTAAGAAGTGCTCCACCGGGTCGATTCCAAAAGAATACGGCCGGCGCGAGCGTTTCTCTGGTTAATGCGGCAGGGCAAGCACTGACCGCAGGGGTGTATTACATCAGGTTTTACCTGGGGGTAATAACATTTCATGAAGGGATTGTGTCAGTAATCCTATTACTTTACAAGGGCGTAATAGGATTGGGTTCTGAGACCGAGACTCGCCGCCCACTAGGGAGAGGGACGAATGCTCGCAAAAGACGGTCTTCAGTAGGGGGTGTAGTAGTGACAAAATCCCCATAGAATGAGGCCCCATCATCTGATAGGGCCTCGTTAAAGTTAGGTTGTTGACGCCGCCGGGGGCGGCTCAGCCTCCGGCTCTGTTTCCGGGCTTTCAGCTTGTTCCGGAGAAGCCTCAGTTGGGTTATCAACTTCAGGTAATAGAAACTCCTCCTGCATGTCTTCAACCTCATAAGCTGACGAGATCGGATCCTCGTCATACTGTTCCTGTAAATCCCAGAACTCCTCCAGTGTTTCAGGAGGTTCCGCTTCAGCTCTCTCTTGAGCGACCATAGCGCGTACCTGTTCCATAATTTCGTCACGCATCGAAATTTTCTGATCGACTGGTACTTCAATCGGAACAGGGTCCACATAGGTTTTAACATTTTTAGAACCTCTCATTTACAAGATCCTCGATTTGGATGATTTGGGAACCATCGATTTTTGCTGAATTGAATGATTAACCATACACCACAATTTATCGCCAGTTTCCACATTAAACGTGCGATCTGTAGGTGTACAAGTGACAAACTCACCATTAAGAACTGGCCTGGTCTCATAATCCTGAGCCATATGCCAGTAGTTTAGAGTCGTGCGAAATTCGCCGCGAACACCAGAATAGTGGTGTTTATACTCTCCGTAGCGATCATTGAAACCAAAAGTCTCAAGGTCTTCTGGAGTGCCATCTGCATAAACTTCAGCATTAAAAATAGGCTGTTGTCCGATCTGGGCTAGCTCTTTGGTAAAGAAGTCCTCTTTATTAGTTTTGAGCATATGCCTGGATACACCGTTTTGGTACATAGGCATTGGTATAACGGACATGAGAGAAAGCACGACTCCATGTTCCTCAAAATATTTCCGTATACGTTTTGATCGTACAGCGCCAATGCCGTGACCATACATATCTCCCATACCGTAGCCGTTGGACTCTGATAGATCTGTTACATTGGGAGATTGCTGTAAAACTTCAGAGATCTGAATAGTCTGCTTAGAGCCTCCGAGATATTCAACACGCTGAAGCCGAGCATCACTGGGATTAATTCCGAGATATTGCAAATATTCGGTATAACGTGACCCGTATTGTGCACGAGCTTCAGAATAACGCTGTAAAGCCATGAATTTTCGGAATTCGTTAACGTCAATTCCTTCGGCTTGACTTAGATCTGCATTAACTCCACTCCATACAGATGGTGGACCAGGTGGTGGTTGTGTTGACTGACCAGGTACAAAACCCTGTTCATTATCACCTCGATAAAAATTATCAGAAACAATAGGTGCAGTAGTACCAAGTGGAATACTTAATGAGGGTCCTTTCTGGGTCCATGGCCTTGCTGTAGTGAAATAATCCTTTGACCAAGCCACACGAGGTGGTTTTTGATGAGCTAACTGCTCCAAGATTGCTGGATCTCTCCAATCTGGAACATCAACAAGATCCTGATCAGCATAATACTGCTCATAAGTAAGCCAGAAAGCTCGAAAATCGAGTGCTGATACCTGTAAGCCATCAGCTGGAGGAATTCCCATTAAGCAAGCCAATGAGCCTGTATGCTGTGTTCCAGCAGCTGCGAAATCAATAGTGATTTTCGGAACTGTCTGAGTATCGTCGTTGTTTTTACCTCCTGTTATGAAGTCCTCGAATGTACCAGTATCACCAAATTCCTCACCCCAGATAATACGAGTGGGACAATACCAGTTATGGAATCTAGCGGTTATTGGATGCATTACTGGGGCTGACTGGGGCGCCATTCTGATCAGTGCAGACGTTCTGTGCTGATGAGTAGTGCCAGGAATTACCTCCATATTACCTACAGGCGTTAGAACGCCCATATTTGTACTTTGGAGATTGTAATGGCTTAGAGAGTGATTGAATCTTTTCATGTTTACAACCTGTAACCGATTTTACGGCGACGAATTGGGGAACGACCACGACGGCGCATCCCATAAGAACGACGACCGGCACGACGACCACTGTAAGAACTGCGACGACGAAATGAACTTCTGCGACGATAACGCATTTTAATACTCCTTGTATCTTAGATTACGATTACGACGATCAAGATGGAACAAATAGCTTTTAAGAGATTTGACGAAACGACGTCTATCGTTGACATATTGATTCCTCAGTTTACCAACTTTTTTCCAGAATGCTTCTTTGGCTATATAGCCACCATTTATAGCATCGATAGCAAGCTCACCAGCTTCCCCTGGTAAAACCTCTTTTAGAACTGCTATCTCCTTTACGTTTAAAGGAACGCGATAAACGCTTGACGGTAGATCTATTTCTCTATTGTTGAGATTGCTTTGTAAATCTTTCCATCTTCCTACTTTTGATAATTCCTCAAGTGGGAATGCGTTTTTTGTAGCTTGTGGTTGTATATTATTTATGCTTGTTTCTTGACCATTTATTTCTAATGGTTCGTTTAATTGTTTTGTTTGTGCATTGATATTAGCAATCTGAGCATCTATTAGATCAGCCTGCTTTTTTTGAATAAGTGTACTTGATATAGCTTGTCCTGCTTGTGATAGTCCATTGTCAGGAGTAGGAGAGCTAACTATTGGAGCCTGGCCGGGTGATGCGCCAGCCGCAACTGTGGGATGAATTCCTGCTTTTTTGGCGTCCTGCATGCGCCATTGAAGTGAGTTTTGTGCGAATTCTCGCTGTAGATCTGCGTCTCTTTTCCATTGATCATAGGCAGATGATTTATTCATCATGCCGCCGAGTATTGAAGATCCAGCAGCTATTGCACCACCTATTATTAATGGAGCTACCATTATTAGCACCTATATATGATATTGCGCCTTTTGGCGCGTTGTTTTCTCCAAGATGAAACATTTCCGCCCGATCTTTTTATTTGAGCGGCAATGCTTTTTAGCATCATCTTTTTGTATTTCTTACGGATCCTGCATTCTGTAGGTCTGAGTGTGATCCGAAGGGCATCCCGCTTTACCACAGGTGCTTGGACCTGTTGCTTTGGATGTTTTGTCGTTACGACGATCTTTTTAACTGGCCTCCTGAGGAGCCTGATGCCATTGAGTTGATTATTGCTTCTCGTTGTCGCAATAAAGCTTTGTTTAGGTTTACGGTAGGAACGTCGAGAATTTTGACTCTGGATATTAGCCACTCTACGTAGTCTTGTGTTAGGTTCATTTTTTGATCTCCTGGCCATATTAGTAGTCTACTAAAGATTTGACATTTTGCAAGCTTCTCGCCTTTTTTTCTTCCACTTCGTGCTTTTTACCAGTGCTAAGTGCCGGGCTTTGGCTTCTTGATTTATATCGTAGGAGTTGGCGGTTTTCCATGTTTTTAAGACTTGCGTGACTAGCTGCTTCTTGGCGTCCGATAATCCACTTTTTGAAACTAGAGTCTCTAAGATTAAGTTCTTCCCATATCGGTCCAAAGGCCAAAGTCTTCCATTCAGTCGATAGCAGCCGCGTTGTAAATTCCTCAAAATCTGTACTTTCTGAGGATCCACGCAACCACGGTACTCGGGATCGATGTGCTTGATAAGCCTGGTGAAACGGTTGGCCATCGCGATAAGCGATTCTTGCCCTATCGGCGGATGCTTGGACATAATAGCAAACTCGGCAGGGACTCCAACCGGTAATGATCGCTCCGATACGATCTTCTTCGTAGTGTATTGAGCCACATACTGGGCACGGTTCGGAATGAGTAACTTCACGTCGACCAGACCGATGAGACGTCTGCTCAGTGACAAGTTTAGCGAGTCGTTGTCTGATTGTCCTCTGATAGACCATGCTTTTTCTACCTCTTCTGTTATTTTATCGAAATCCATATTTAT